GGTGGTTACGGCTAGTTACTGCATAACAAAAACTAAAAAAATATAATATCCTCCACAAATTCGTTGGGGGATATTTTTATTTCTTTTACAATGCTTTTCCAAAACACCTGCTTGCCTTGTTCGTCTAACTGCATATACATATCTTTCCAACCGTCAGGAAATTTACTTTGGATTTTTTTCTTAGTTTCCAACTCTTCCGTTGCGGCGGTCTGGGATAGTTCTTTTAATTCCTTTGATATAGCCTCATATCTTTCGTCATAGTATTCTTCTGTTATCCTGCCTTTTTCAAACATCTTATTAATTCTTCCCAACTCACTGGATAATTTTTTCTTTCTCTTTCCTATATCGTTTCCGGCCGCCTTCACACGACCTTCTGCCCTTAATACGTCTGACTGTATTTTTTCTTCGATGTGATTAAGCATATATGTTTCTAATTTTGGTTCAGATCGCGTGTATGTTTTGTGTTTTTTCGCAGCAGATCGAGGGCAACGGTATACTTTATACCTCTTTTCTTTCTTAACCATCGTGCACCCGGAAAATTTGTAACCACAAATCGGACAACGTATCAGTCCGGAGAAAATATAAATACGCCTCTTGCAATCTACCCAACTTTTTTGACTGGAGACCTCTTTAATTCTTTGCGCCTGCTCCTCTGTTATGTATGGCTCGCAGTAGTTCTTTACACCGTACATTTCCCCATGGTACGCCGGACTGGACATAATTTTGACTATCCTATTTCTAGTCCTTATAAAATCAGGGTATTTGCTCAAAATATAATCGGCGGTGCCCCATTTGGAAAACGTCTGGAAATAATGCTCAAACATATCCTCAATTATTTCTCGCATATTCTCGTCTTTTACAATCTTTTTCCCTTCTACGCGATAACCTACCGGCACTTTTCCACCTATATACTCTTTGTTCTGGCGTTTAAACTCCATAACAGACCGTATTTTTTCGCTATCCCTGTCAGCCTCTGCCTGCGCTACAGATAACATGATGTTAACTTTAAAAATTCCCTGACTTGTTTCTGTCTCGTAATCCTCCCAGATAGCCCGCCAAGGCACTTTACACGCATCAAGGACACTTTGTACCTCGTAGTACCCCGCAACGGCTCTAAACCACCTGTCAAGGCGTGTAAAGAGTATTATATCAATTTCATGTTTCCTGCAATCCTCAAGCAACTGTAAGAGGGCGGGGCGTTTTGTGTATTTTTTACGTGCAGATATGCCGGCATCGTTATAAATGCCAGCAACCGTATAACCTTGTTTCTCACAATATTTTTCAAGCGCATCTATCTGCGAATCAACGGACAATCCACTGTTCTTCTGCTCTTGCGTGCTTACTCGCACGTACAAAGCGGCTCTTTTCATTTATTTCCCTTCCTGCCTTCGTACCTCCGGGGCGGGTGTTGCTAATTTTCACTAGCTTTCTCCTGTGCAACCTTTTCTCTGTACTGATTGCGATCATCTATATATTTTTGCAAATCTCTGCTTTTCCCACGCTTAATATCTGCTATGCACAGCTGTATCTTTTTTTCTCCTTTTCTGCAATAATCGGAGCAATACAAATGGGATGCTAATTTCATCCCGGATAATACGACCGGGGTAAAAGGGCGCTTGCAGTACTGACAAACATATAATTGATTTGCCCTCATTTCTGCCTTTTTTCTCTTTTTTTGCTCAATATTCTCCTTTCTTCGCTTATTGTAACTGTCTAATCCTATTAACCTACATTTTACACTGCAATATTTTTGCAAGCCCCCCTCAACAACATACTCTTTTCCACAAACAATACACCTGTCCGTGCTTCCGAGGGGGCGTTCTGCCCCATAGTATTTATTAGCTTGCTTTCTTCTATCGTCTATTTTCCTCTGACAGTCAGGGCACCTAAAAGATTTAGGTCCGCCTATAAATGAGCGGCCACAATCTTCACAAATTTTTTCTTGCTTTGTGCGCTCTGCCCTCAATTTTTTGGAGCAATCATCGCAAAAGTATTTATCTGCCAGTCCCCAGAACGGTTTTCCGCAATTCTGGCATATTTTTTCGTGAGTCCTTCTTGGCATTAGTACTTCCTCCTAAAAGATATATAAAACTTCTACATCCTCCATGATGATGTCACCATCGTTGATGTCATATTCTACGCGATCGGAACCGAGAACAACAAATTTTTCCTCCGGAAGGCAGCAAGGATATTCTTTTTTAAATCTTTCAATGGCCTTCTCGATAATCTCAAGATTTTCCTCATCACTGTCCATGTCGTCAAAAAGTATGGCTCTTGCGGACGTTCCGTCCATCTCCTCTGGCTCTGTCTGATATGATGATAAATCGTTCTCAACGTCCCAGTAAAAGGAGTTGCGTGCGATGTCACCGACTTTATAATCTTCATCGGCACAGGTTCTTCTAATTCCAAAACTATCATAGCTGCTATTTTTGATTGCTTCTAAAACTTTTTCGTACATTTTTCTTCCTCCTTTTTAGTAAACTACACACTCTTTAGCTACAACTGCTCTAAGATTTTTAAGCTGAGATACCCATACTTTCTTAGCTGGATTCCATTTTGCATCAAAAATGTATTTGATGTGTTTTTTTACTTCGAAAGTTTCTCCAGAGATTTCTCCGTTCTCAAGATTGATTGTTAAGTCGCGACCGCTAAACATAACATCAACTACTTCTGGCATTTCCTTGGCTAATACTTCTCGTTTAGCTTCTCTCCATGCATCTTTTAAACAAGAGCTAAAGCTCTTTCTAGGGTATCTTTTCTTTGTTTCCCATGCTTTTTTCATAATGCTTGATAAGTTGTATCTTTTAACTGATTTTTTCATTTCCTTGTATCTCCTCTCTTGATTTAATTCAATTATACACGATAGTGACTATTATGTCAAGAGAAAAATACACGAAAATGTATTATTTTTTATACTCTACGATATCGCACACCTGACAGTCCAATTTCTCACACAAATACATAATTGTATCTATATTCACGTTTCTGTCGTGCCGCAACTTATTGACCAGTGCCGGGGAAAGATTAAAAGTTTCCTTATCTAATAAGTTAGAACGCTTTAATCCCCTGCGCTTCAACGTATCCCATAAATTATTATATGAAATACTTCCGTTATATATGTTGCTTCTTTTTCTTGCTCGTGTTTCCATCGAAAAGCCTCCTTTTATTATTGTAAATATATAGTACATTATTTTGAAAGAAATATCAAGAAAAAAATAATATATTTTTGTGTATTTTTTTCTTGACATAATAGACATTATCGTGTATAATATGAGTAAATCAAGAGAGGAGATACAAAGAAATGAAAAAATATAATTTATCAAAAATCATGAAAAGAGCGTGGGAGTTAGTTAAGACAGCAGGTCTTTGCATCTCCGAAGGATTAAAAAAAGCATGGAAGGAAGCAAAGCATATGGGAGAAATCACAAAAGGTTCCGTAAAACAGATTGCATGGGCGAAAGACATTAAAGAAGGCATGATCAAAGCGTTGAATATAAGTTTAAAAAACGAAAAAGAAAGTGGAAGTAATTATTTTGTTTCAATTAGAGAAAAAAATTTAATCGACATCGAAAAAATAAGTGATGCTAAGTGGTTTATTAATCTTTTTATAACTGCTAAAGAAATTTACAAGGCTGAAATTTGCTTCGGAAACTATATGACAAAAGAAAAATTAGCCGATGATTATGCTAGTCTTGTAAGCTCTAAATTGATGGAAACTTTTTAATAAGGAGGAGAAAAAAATGATGAAAGAAGCAGAAAGAGCAAAAAAAGAAATGTTGGATTTTTTGAAGAAAAATGAATCTACAGGAACTGCAAAAGAGGACTTTTGCGAACTCAAAGAGAAAACAGAACAAGCTTTCTTTGTATCACTCGCACTAGATCTGCGAGAAAGACGTGCTAAACTTTGGATGCAAGGAAAACATGACGAAGTAGATTCGTGGGCATTGTCAAAAATTCACGAAGCGTTAGTTTCTGACAGAAAAACCGAAGTAAGAAAGATAACGGACATGGTAGAAAAAAACACTCACGCTGCCCTACGGAAACGATTTCCTGATTTGTATGATTTCCTGTACGCTTGCAATGACGAGGAAACAGAAAATAAACAAAGAGTGCATGAATTACACAAACTAGGATACACGGCAGAAAAATTGTGGGAAATGCCGCATGAGGATGTGGGAGAAGATTATTTACAGATGCTATTAGACATAGAAAAAAGAGGCTGAAAACAGCCTCCTTTTCCATTGACTTAATAGTCAACAAAATAATTTCTACTCACACGCATATACAATATGCGGACGACTATATTATAGCAAAATATTATCACAAAGTCAAGTAAATACCCGCCCGGCGGCGGAACCGCCGGAGAAAGAAGGAAGTATGAAAAAGTATAACGTATACAAAGCCACACGAGAGATTAAAGAAAGAGACATTTCAGAAATAGTACAGGGGTGTACATTTTTTTGCGATGGTGTTTCTGAAGAATTAATAAAATCTTGCAACACACTAGAGGAGGCAAGAGAAGCCTTAGGGAAATATAAGACGGATATTACGCCTTATGATGGCTGTTATCTGGTTACAGAATACTGTGTTCTACCAGAAATCTATGACGAAGACGGCGAGATCGTGGAGTCCGGCGACACCGAAGAAATTACAGAAATGAAAATCAGTGTCGAGGACGAAGAGTGGAACGCTGTAAAAATATTTGACAATCTGAAAGAGGCGGATGACTTTTTACACAATGACGAAAGGGAATTGACACTGGTATATTAATTCAGAACGAAAGCACTTGTTTCGACAGGTGCTTTTTTATTATTTTGAGAAAAAAGAAAAGAAGGAAGAATTGGTTCTTCCCTCTTGTTTGTTGTCCTATTAGTAGACTAATTATTTTAAATTAATAGTTATCTTCTTGTCTGTCCAGAACGAAGCACTATATTCTAAAATTACTTTCTTTGCATCTTTTGGTACTTCGTAATATGCTGTAAAGCTCACGTTCTTTCCTGGAGACAAATTAGTGTTAACAAAATCGCTGTCTCCTATGTACTGCTGTTCGCAAGCTGAATCATCTGCATAGCAATCGCAATCAGATACAGATACATATTTGTCGCCTTTTTCTGCGATATTTTCACAAGTAAAGTCTACAGCTACATATTCACATCCATCTTTTGGAGTAAAGTACTCTCCGGCATCATATCCAAATTCGGCTTTTTTAGCGGTTACTTTTAAACCGTCATTCTCAAAAGATTCGCCAACCTTTACGCTGTCTTTCTCTTTTGTTTCTTCCTTTTTGGCAGTTTCTTTCTTAGCCGCTGTTGTTGCGGCGGTACTCTTTGAAGAATCAGTGGAAGAACTGTCATCGTCACCACCACCCATTGCCATGCCTAAAACAGCCAGAACGATGATAATGATAATCACCCATTTCAACTTGCCACCCTGTTTCTTCTGGCAATGAGGACACACTTTAGCTTTTGCGTCAATTTCTTCTTTGCAGTATTTGCAAACTTTAGTTTTTTCCTTGCTCATAGTTTCTTCTCCTTTTTTATTATTACTATATTAATAATTTAGGTAAAATTATACAGGATATTTATGATTTTAGCAAGCATAAATGTAAATTTTATATCATATAATTAAACAAAAACAGAAAATACTTGATAATAGAGAACGAATGTTCTATAATATAGAGGGAGGGATACTATGGAAGAAAGAAAAAAAGAAGAGATTCTAAAAGAAATTTTTACTCTCTTAGAACCTCTCCCTAAATTAAAATTAATAAAGATTTTAGTTTACGTCAAAGTACTGTTTTACTCCTGAGTAGAAGCTAAAAAATCTATTAATTTGCTGACGGTCAACTTGTTTTCCTCATTAAGTTGACCGTATCTTTTCAAAAGGCTGGCTTCTTGCGTTGCTTTTAAAATGGCAGATTTTTCAGTTTCGCCCTTGTCTTCCTCGTCCCAACCCGTAAGCGTTGCTGGGGCAATGCTTAAAGCGTCAGCAATTTTTTTAATCATTTCGGCATCTACACGCTTGATACTTCCAGCTTCATACTTCTGCACGGTAGCCTCGGTTATTCCTATTTTTCCACCAAGTTCCCTGAGCGTCATTCTTTTCTTTTCCCTGTAAAACCTAATGTTATTTCCAACCTTTGTTGTAAAATCGCTCATTTCTTAATTCACCTCCTTCCATATATATACTATCATATTATGAAAGAAAATCAATACAAAAATAAAAAAAACTTTCACAACATGCTTGACAACTTTCACAATATGATATATAATCTATCATGTAAGGAAAAACAAAGCACCGAAAACCGAAAGGAGGCGCAAGATGAATCTTTCCAAGTTAAGAGGAATGATTGCGGAAAAAGGACAGACCTATAAAGGATGTGCTGCCGCAATTCATGTTAGTCCACAGACATTTACAAAAAAAATGCGTGGCGCGACAATATTCGACATTGAAGAGGCTAACAATTTAGGTGATTTTCTTGAAATGACAGGAAAGGAAAAAATAGATATTTTTTTATCCTAAAACTATCATGATAAGAAAGTGATTTATCATAATAAGAAAGAAGGTGACTAGATGAAAAATATTCAAATCTTCGAAAACAATGAGTTCGGTTCAATTCGGACACAGATAATTAATGATGAACCGTACTTCTGCTTAGCGGATGTTTGCCACGCATTGGACCTTGAGCAACCTAGCAGAGTCAAATCAAGGTTAAAACCCGATGGGGTTACTACTAGTATGGTCATCGACAGCGTAGGCAGGAGACAAAACGCAAACTTTGTGAACGAACTTAATCTTTACAAAGTAATCTTCCAGAGCCGCAAAGAAAGTGCAGAACACTTTACTGACTGGGTAGCCGGAGAAGTTCTCCCGTCTATTAGAAAGACAGGTGGTTATCAGAAGCCTGCAACAATAGCGGAGCAGATAGGTTTACTCGCCACAGGCTACGGAGACCACGAAGACCGTATAAAAAACCTTGAGAGTAATATGGTGATTGACTACGGTCAACAGCAAACACTGCGACAGCACGTCAATAAAGCTGTTTTAAATGCATTAGGCGGCAAGGACACAGAGGCATATGCATATATCAGCAAAGTTGTATTCGCAGAGTGTAACAGGGACTTACAAGACCGGTTTAAAGTTAACAGCCGAAACAATATCCCTCGCAAACGGTATGAGGAAGCTATTGACTATGTAGACAACTGGGAGCCAAAAACAAACACAAAGTTGAGGATTGACGAGTATAACCGTCAACAGAGATTTGAGGTATAGGAGGAAAAAATGAAGGCTATGTACAATTTACTGACGATCGTGTCAGTAGCGTTGATTATCTGGATCTCGTCCAGCTGGGCTGGCGTAATGACACATACCGCCGGAAAAGATTATAGCAATTATAATTTCTTCGTGATGTTAGGGGGTGAATAAAAAAATGAATGAGCCTCCAAGAAAAGAGTATGTTATTAGATTACTCTACACCCTTTTAGGACGACAGCAGGGTGTAGAGTATGACAAAGTATTCTACACCGATAAAGACGATGTAGAGCATGAGGTAAAAAAGGAAGAGCCCTACCATTAAGCTCTTACGATAAATCATACAAGTAAATCATACAAAAGACTTGGCAATTTGTCAAGATAGGAGGTAGACGTATGGCAATAATGAGAATAAATAAAACGACAGACTACACCGTTATGTCGAATTATCATTTTAGAGAAAAGGGTATGTCTTTAAAAGCAAAAGGCTTACTGAGTCTTATGCTTAGTTTGCCAGAAGACTGGGACTTTACAGTCAAAGGCCTGGCAAACCTAAATAAAGACGGCGTAGACGGCGTAAGAGCCGCATTAGAAGAGTTAAAAACATTCGGATACCTGAGAGTGACTCGTGAGAGAAACGAAAAAGGACAGGTAAGCGGTACAGTTTACGACATTTACGAAAAGCCAACACAGGAAAAACCTGTATTGGAAGAACCTAAAGAGGAAAAGCCTATATTGGAAAAACCAACACAGGAAAAACCCATACAGGAAAATCCAACGCAATTAAATACTAAAGGAATAAAATACTTAAATAATAAAATACTTAAGGAATCAAGTACTAAAGGAATAAAAGAGAGTGTGCGCACGAAGGAGCCAGAACAGTATTTCGAGGACGAAGAACTTAACTGCAAGTTTTTGGAATTCCTTGCCATGCGTAAAAAAATCAGAAAGCCAGTAAGGACAGACAGAGCTTTGAAAGCTTTACTCAAAAAATTACACGAGCTGTCCGGCGGAGATTTGGGAATGATGAAAAAAATCATAGACCAGTCATTGGACAAGGAGTGGTTAGGATTCTTTGAGCTGAAAACAGGTAACGACAGCACGAAGAACATTAACGACCGACTGTACGGAGATATACAGCACTGGGCAGCACAGAAAGAACAGGAGGGAGGCGGAATGTATGACGATTTCGGAGTTTTCTAAAATTGTAGCCGCATTAAAGACCGTTTACACGGCTCCGGGATTTGTTCCCAACGAACAGGCGTTAGACATGTGGTACCGCTTAGTAGGTAAGAACAACGACTATCAGACGATAAGCGTGGCGGCACAGATGTACATGACAACCGGCAAGTTTCCACCGACACCAGCAGATATTTTGGAGTGTGCCAGCAAGCTCAAGGCAGAAAGCAGCTACCTGAGCGAGCAGGAAGCGTGGGCAACAGTGGCAAAGGCGTGTACAAATGGCGAGTGGATAGAAGGCGGCTACAGCTACCAGAAAAACTTTGACAGACTCCCGAAGATTTTGCAGAAGGCGGTAGGAACGCCGGAAACGCTCCGTAATTGGAGTCAAGTTGATATGGCGACCATGCAGACAGTCGTGCAGTCAAACTTTCTCAGAAGCTACAGAGCGTCGCTAGAAGCACAAAAGGAGATAGACAAGTACCCGCCGAAGCTCCAAGAGATGATACGGGCGGCGGGGGCGATAGAGCGAAAAGAAACAGTGCCGGAACTACCCACACTGGGAGAAATAGTTGGGCGGTTAGAGCAGGATAATAAAAATTATCCCCCGGAACAATGTAGTGGAGCGTTGGGGGATTGGATAGCAGAAAAGAAGGAGAGATTGGGTTATGAATAACACAATGATTAGCGTAAACGGCTTTGCGAAAAGAGAGTATGAGGACGTCTTAGAGAAAAAAGGTGTGATTCCTGCAAGTGTTGTAATCACAGTCGAGGACAAGGCGATTGCAAGAGCTATTTTAGAGCTATTTAAAGACAAGGTACAAAAAACAGGCGTTTTGCGGATGAAAGAAATTGAAGCTTTTGCCCGCGGCTACAACGAATTGAGCAAAAGCATTGAAACGGCATGGGGAGAAGAAAGCGAGGAGAAATATGGCGGAGCGGTACGTTGACCCAGTCAGGGAATACCTAAAAAGACAGCACCTTGAGGCGGAATATGAGTGTAGAACAGCACACAAAGCAATCAAACGAGGCGCGGCGAGCTACAACGAATACGAGAGATATGAGGAGGAATTAGAGCAATGACACTATACGAGATTGACAGCACAATTATGGATTGTGTAGACGAGGAGACAGGAGAAATTATTGACCTCGAAAAACTTGAGGCTCTCAACATCGAGAGAGACAAAAAAGTGGAGGGAATCGCGCTGGCGGTAAAGAATTATGCCGCAGAAGCAAAGGCAATCAAAGAGGAGGAAGAAAAGCTTGCGAAACGCCGCAGAAGTTGCGAGAACGCCGCACAGAGGTGTAAAGACTATCTGTCCCATGCTCTTGACGGAGAAAAGCTCAAAACGGCAAGAGTAAGCGTATTCTACAAGAGCAACGAGTCTGTGACTATTGACGATTTAGGCAGTCTGTCAGAGGAATACATCAGGATTCCAGAGCCACAGGCGGACAAGACAGCGATTAAGAAGGCGATTAAAGCCGGGAAAGAGGTTGCAGGGGCACATCTTGAGACCTCAAAGAGTGTGATCGTGAGGTAAGAAAAATGGGAGATGTTTACACAAAGTTACAAAAAATTCAAGCAGAATTAAAGGTGCCCAAGAGTAAATACAGTGATTATGGCGGCTATAGTTACAGGAGCTTAGAGGACATCTACGAGGCAGTAAAGCCTTTATTGGATAGGGAAGGCTTAATATTAGCCGTAAACGACGAAGTTATTATGCTGGGCAACCGATTTTACATAAAGGCGACAGCAATTTTAAAAGACATAGAAAGTGAGGGCAGTTTTTGCACTACAGCATACGCCAGAGAAGAAGAAAGCAAAAAAAAGATGGATGCAGCACAAGTTACCGGCTCAGCATCGAGCTATGCGAGAAAATACGCCTTAAATAGCTTGTTTCTTCTGGACGACTCGAAAGACGCGGATACAGACGAATATAAACGCAACGAGGTTATCACAGAGAAAGAGGCAAAACGGCTCTATGATCTGATGCAAAAAAAAGGAATGACGGAAGCCCAGATCAAAGAATGGGCAAGTCAAAGAGGTTTAAAATCATTGTATCAGACGACACAACAACAATATGCCGAAGCCATGAAGGAATTAGGACTGAAATAGCATGGACTTAACTGGAAAAATAAAAAACTTAGCAGTGGATTATTTTAGCAAAAAGATAACAGTTACTCTGGAGATCAACGAGGCGGAGCGGTTTATAAAAGGCGTGGACGAACTGAAAAAGCTGGAAAAGTTGTCCATAATAATTAAACCGTTCCGCAAGAAAAGAAGCCTGTCGGCAAACGCCTATTTCCACGTCCTGGTCACCAAAATAGCGGAGAAAGTCGGCACGAGCAAGGCGGAAGCCAAAAATTTGATGATAGGCAGATATGGACAGCCGGAGCTGATAAAAGGGGACATAGCAGTTTTAAAAACCAATGTCCCAACCGACATCATGTACAAAAAAGAGGACGTTCACACAGTTGCGATAGGACGGCGGCTAGAAAAAGGCAAAGAGGTAGTGTTTTACAGGCTCATGAGGGGCTCACACACCTACGACAGCCGGGAAATGAGTGAGCTAATCAAAGGAACGATACAGGAAGCAGAAGACTTAGGAATTGAAACGCTAACACCAAGAGAACTGGAACAAATGCTAGGAAAATGGAAGCCAAGAAAGGAAGAAGAGAAATGAATAGCGTACTACAAACAAAAAAAGAGTGCTTCTTCTGCAAAATGACTAGAAATCTGCATAGGCATCACGTCTTGTATGGCAGTAGCAACAGAAAACAAGCCGAAAAGTATGGTTTTACAGTTTATTTGTGCCTGAACCACCATACCAACGGCGGCGAGGCAGTACATCGCAACCCCAACGGACCACTAGACAGGTATCTCAAGGAGCTAGCGCAGAAGTACTGGGAAGAGAACAACGGAACGAGGGAAGAATTTATCAAAACATTTGGGAGGAATTACCTGTGAACAAATTTAGAAATAAAAAGATTTTTACGACAGCCGGAAAGTTTGACAGCAAGAGAGAAATGCATCGCTATTTAGAGCTTGCGGCAATGCAAGAAGCGGGAGAAATTACAGGATTAGAGCGACAGGCTAGATACATCCTTGTGGGCAGCCAGAAACGAGAGGATGGCACCAAAGAACGCCCTGTATCCTATACAGCAGATTTCCGCTACACAGACAAGGAAGGGAAGATTGTTGTCGAGGACGTAAAATCCCCGCGCACAAGAAAAAATCCGGAATATATCATCAAGAGAAAACTGATGCTTGAACGGTATGGTATCACGATCAGGGAGGTGGCGTAATGGGAAAAACAGGAGACTTAGAAGCAAGAAAAGCGGCGGAGACACTCAAAAAATATTGCAACCAGCATGAATATTGCGAAAACTGTATTTTTGCAGAAGAATATGTATGCAGTTTGCTAAACATTGTACCATGCAGATGGAAAAGCTGGACACCCTCCAAGGGTTAAGGATAGATACATATTACACGCAACACGTTAACGGTTCCATGTGGAGCTATATGCCATTGATTCCTCCGGATTTATTCCGGAGGGGAAAGGAAAGAAAATAGATGGAGAGATTAACAAGGGTTTTGACTAAAACAGTTGTTTATACAAAAGGAAAATATGATGATACAACTTCAGCAGAAATGACAACAGAGGACGTGAGAACTGTACTAAAAAAGCTTGCCGAATATGAAGATATCGGTACTCCTACGGAATTAAAACAGCTTAAAGAAAACGGAGGGTTCACAGGTCTTGAACTTGCCGAAATCGCCGCAGCGTTAAAAGAATTACAAGCTTATAGGGAGCGAGGATTAATGGATGCTTCCGATGAAGAAGCACGAAAGTCTGAGGATGAAGAAGCACGAAAGTCTGAGGAAATACTTAGGAAATATTGTGAATCTCATCAAACTTGCGAAGGCTGCGTTTTTTACAAAGAATGGTCAGGATGTGGTCTTACCGTGTGAGTGGACACTTAAACAGCAAGAGTAGAAAAGCTTTGTAAGCAGGGTACGAATCAGGAGGAGTAAAAATGCCATACGGGCTAAAAGATGAAGACTTTGATAAAATACAAAACAAAGTAGCGAAAAAATTATATGAAATACCAAGCCTTGACCGAGCTACATTCTTGGTGGAATGTACAGAGCAGGAGCTAAGGGAAGCAATGACCGAACTGCGTAAAATACCCAAATCGAGGGGGAAAATTGAAGCCGTAGAAAGGGAGCTGAGAAACAGAGGATACAAAAACAAAAAAACAAAGCTTTTCCCAAGCGACTTGGCGGAAAAGAGATTTGCGAGGGAGTGGACGAAAGCGTGCGGAAGAATAAGGGGGAATAGATAAATTGAAACGTGCAAGAAAGGAGTGGTTTTATGGACTCGAAGAGAACCTTACTTGATATATTTCATGTATCCGAATCATATAAGCTTCCAGATGCAATTATGGATGCATTACTGTCTGATAATGCAGAAAGTATCATAAGGCTAGTGAAAAAAAGTACGCACGATGACATCCGGGATATATTCCAGCAAGAGCAGGGAGACAGAAAAACTTTAAAACAGGATTTTACACCGGATTGCATCTGCGCCATGGTCGCAAAAATGATGAAGCCGGGCAGTGTACTGGATATGTGCTCTGGAACGGGAGCATTAAGCAAGGCAGCCGCAAAAGAGCATGGCATAAAAATATGCGAACAGGAATTTAGTGAGCGTACGATTCCGTTTGCTCTACTGGATGCCTGCATTAATGGCCTGGAAGGAAGTATTAGCCGGGCGGATTGTTTACGGGGAAATATAATGGAAACATATCATTTGAAAAAAAATAATGATATAAGTATCCCAAAACAAGTAGAACCGGAAGAAATGGGATGCTTTGATAATGTAATTATGAATCCACCATACTCTATGAAATTCCCAGAAGCGGACGAGATGCCAATCATGGGACATAAAATTCCGAAAAGCAAAGCCGATTACGGATTTATACTACGCGGCGTACAACATTTAAAAGATGGTGGACGACTGATTGCGATACTTCCGCATGGTGTCCTTTTTCGAGGAGCGGCAGAAGGAAAAATTAGAGAATGGCTTGTTAAAGAGCACTGGCTTAGTGCTGTAATTGGATTACCGGATAAGTTATTTTTAAATACAGCAATCACAGTATTTTTACTAATTTTAGAAAAAAATTCTCCAGATATTCTTTTTATTGATGCATCAAGACGATTTGAAAAGAAACCAACACAAAACGACATGTCGCAGGAGCAGATAAGAGATGTCGTCGGTGCCTTTTTTGCACGTAAAGATGCAGAAAAATATGCTCACGTAGCTTCTTATCAGGAAATAAAATACAATGATTACAATCTAAATATTCCAAGATATGTAGATACGTTTGAACCAGAGCCTCTACCAGACATGGAAGCGCTTCTTAAAGAACTGCAAAAAATTGAAAATGAGGAGAGGAAAACTAGAAAAGAACTGTACAAAATGCTGGGGGAACTGGTAGGTAGCAAGGAGGATATGAACGTTATGAAAGAACATAGAAAATTGCTGAAGCCGCAGAATACAAGAAATACTTTCAGGCAAATGACATTGGAGGATTATGGAAATGCAATGTAAAAAAGTTAATATTTTTGAGATATGCAAAGTAGAACGTGCGGTGGCTGGAAAAATATATGCGGCAGGGAGCTGCTATGTAAAATTAAGTGCCGTGGATGAGTCTGTAGGCCAATTAAAAAATGACAATACACTGGATACAAGATACGCAGCGTTTGAGCCAAACGAAGGAATTTGCGCGGATTACTTGCACATTGCTATCTGCAATAAGTTCCCTGAGTTTTTGCGGAAATACCGGACAACAATTAATTTACAATTTGAAACATTAAAACATTTCGTACTTGACTGGCACGAAAAGGAGGAAGAACAGAGGTATGTTGTAAATGCAGTCAAGGCGGTGGATAATGAAATAGAACTTACTGAAATGCAGATAGAAAAAGAGAAAGAGATGAAGAAATGGTATCTTGCAAAGATGATGGCGCAACAAAACCAGACACCTACGTGAGCATATCGGAAAAATTCATGCAGGGCGAAATAAGCGAGGACGAATTTGTGGAGCAGTATAACCGATTGATTGAGCAGGAGGCTGAAAAACACTGGGAACCGGTCGAACCGCATGAGCATATTTAAGAGGAGAGAAAATGAAGTTTATTGATTTGTTTGCCGGAATCGGAGGGTTCCGCAGAGGCATGGAATTAGCGGGGCATGAATGCGTCGGGTTTTGCGAATTTGATAAATTTGCAACCGCAAGTTACACATCAATGCACCTGCTTACATTAGAGCAAAGAGAACGTTTAAATAAAATGCCGTTGAAACAGCGACAAAAAGAAATACTAAAGGAGGAATACAGAAATGGAGAGTGGTACGCAAATGACATTAGAAGAGTATATGCCGGAGACATTCCAAGAGCAGATTGCTGGTGTTTCGGATTCCCGTGCCAAGACATCTCAGTTGCAGGAAAACAGCTTGGATTTCAAGGGAACCGTTCAAGCTTGTTTTTTAGAGTTATGTACCTTATCGGACAACTCGAAGAAGAAAATAGACCCACTTACCTTTTCGTTGAGAACGTTAAGAATTTGCTTAGTGTTAATGGAGGATGGGATTTCGCCAGACTGCTCATTGAAATGGAGCAGAGGGGGTATGATGCAGAATGGCAGGTGCTCAACTCCAAAGATTTTGGAGTGCCACAGAACAGAGAAAGGTGCTTCATTATCGGACATCTTAGAGGGAGAAGTACCGCAAAAGTATTTCCTGTCGAAAGAACAGACGGAGAAAATAGTATTCAAATAATTGGTCACAAAGACGGATACAGAAAAAATACGCAGGTATTTGCACCTGATGGAATTACAGAAACTCTTGATACTGGTCAAGGTGGTGGGCGAGGGCATCATGTAGCATTGCCGTGTTTTATAGATTTGTGCAATAGTGGAACAGAAACAACTAGCGTTGCCAGATGCTTGCAAGCGAGATACCAAAAAGGATGCGGAACGTATAAAGCGCAAAATAGTGGTATTGCAATTCCAGTTTTAACACCTGACCGAGCAGAAAAGCGTCAGAATGGACGGAGATTCAAAGAAGATGGTGAGCCGATGTTTACACTTACTGGACAGGATAGACACGGAGTGGCGATTGAACCGATTGGAGTTATTGATTCGCAGGGAATAAAAGTAGCCGAAGCAACAAAGCAAGGCTATTCCGAGTGTAGAGTAGGCATTGATAACGTGAATTTATCAGTTCCAGGAAGTAAAACAAGAAGAGGACGAGTTGGACGTGATGTTGCAAATACATTAGATACCAGTTGCAATCAAGGGATTTTTGTGCAAGTTTCAGAAGAGTTGACCATATATGCTGTCTGGTATGAAAAATACCAGTGCTACATAGCAATCAGAAAGCTGACACCGAAAGAATGCTTTAGGCTGCAAGGTTGGACAGATGACTATTTTGAAAAAGCAGAGTTTGTTAATTCTGATAGTCAATTATATAAACAAGCAGGAAACGGCGTAACTGTAAATGTAATAAGAGCTATTGCAGAAAAATTAGGCGAAAGAGATGGATACACGAAATCACGAACATTGCAAAGGCAAAACGGCGCATGAGTATATTTAGGAGGGGAGAAAAATGATATTTGTAGACGTAGAAAATAAATTAAAATACGACACAGACAGGATGGAATTGATTTCCGACAAGGTCAAAATGAAACTTGGAAGACCTTTTGGCGTCTTGGTAAACGCTGAAATATACAGAAGTAAAAAAGGCAGATGGTTGGGCGTGGCGAAATGGATGGATGGAGACGAAGAAGGCAGGGTACTAGAAGAAAACGAGGTGCAACAATTTTTACTAAAGTATGATGTGGGAGCTTACGAAAAAATTTTTGAAAAATTGGAGGAGGCATAAGATGTTAACTGTTAAAGAAATAAAAGCTCAAAATAAAGCCGGATATTTTAAGGCGGAAATGAGAGGAAAAAGATACAAAGATTACAAGGGAGACATATATATTGTAGCGGATGTTGCAGTAGATGCCGAAAACCTTAGAATAACGGTAATATACAAAGATTTTGTCACGTTAGGCCCTACTTGGAGCAGCTATTTAGAAGATTTCTTAAGGTTTAATGAGCCTTTAGAAAATCACAAAGAGGAAACAGAAAATGAGTAACCCGAAACACGATTGGTATGGGCACGCAGTCAAACAAGTAAAAAAATACCCAGACAAGTTAATTGCAGAAAATACAGCTCAGTCAGCCCTATGGATGTACGCTATTAACAAGGCGATAAAGCAGACAGAGGGGATGGACAACGGCGAGGACAGAATGAAAGCTGTACAGTTGGTATATTTTGAGGATAGATACACGATAGCGGGGGCGGCGGATAAGCTCGGATATGCAGAAATGACCATACGCAGATGGCTTAGTGCTTTCGCCAATTTAGCCGGGAAATACGCAGGTTATTAGAGAGAGGGAATTATCTCCCTCTCCTTTTTTATGTTTGTCTAACACGGCTTAAAAAATGCCGTACAATACACTTGTACGGACGAGTACTGGTAACTTTTTGTGAGACATAACCTCCTCTATCTTGTGGTAAAAGAATCAGCTCTCATCCCGCGTAAAAGAGAGCGCGTAAGACACCTATCCCACGGTGCCTTGCGTCCCATACAGGTTGCGGGTCTGCAAGTGTTTAGGGACCAGCCGCTTATTAGTCTTACCCCGGCGGCTGTTAAGGTGCAATTCCTTATACTTGTATTTAGTTGCGCTATGCAACTGGTATAAACGATTTTTTTCATATTTTCTTTCCTTTCATATAGCCCCGTAAACAATCCATTACGGGGTTATGGTTGTATTTAGGAGGTGACCCCAAAATGGGATAAGTAAATACCAGGAGTGGCTGACCCAAGAAGGGTTACTTAAGCTAGAGGGATGGGCGCGAGATGGATGCACAGACAAAGAGATCGCGGCAAACATCGGCATCAACCCAGATACCTTGTATACATGGAAGAAAAAATTTCCAATTTTAGCCGATACCTTAAAAAAGGGAAAAGATGTTGTGGACAGGCAAGTAGAAAAAAGCCTGTTACAACGGGCACTAGGGTACAGCTATGAGGAGACGAGCGAAAAGTACGAAGGCGGAGTAATGACGGAGCGAAAAGTAACAAAGAAGCACGTTGCGCCAGATACGACAGCACAAATATTCTGGCTAAAGAACAGAAAACCAGAACAATGGCGTGATAAGCCACAGTCAGAGAGTGCAAGTGATAAAGCACTGGCGAAAGCTATTGAAATCCTTGGGGGTGTCGATAGTGCCATTGACTAGCAAACAGGCAGAATACCTGCAAGGCTGTAACCGCCGTTGGAACGTAAAGACCGGGGCGACAGGCTCCGGGAAATCCTTTGTTGACTACGCAGTCGTAATTCCTCAACGCCTGACACATCTAAAAGGACTGGGGATTGCTGTGATGCTGGGAAACACCAGAGGCACGTTACAGCGAAACATACTTGACCCTATGAGAGAGATATGGGGTGAGGAGTTAGTTGGCGAAATACGCAGTGACAACACAGTACAGCTATTTGGCAAAAAAGTATATGCATTAGGTGCCGATAACAAGAAGCACGTTGCAAGGATACAGGGAGCGACAATTGAGTATGCTTATGGCGACGAGGTGACGACGTGGAATCAAGAAGTGTTTGAGATGTTAAAATCTCGTCTCAGAACGTCACACAGTCACTTTGACGGTACGTGCAACCCGGCGGGGCCAAAGCACTGGTTTAAAGGATTTATAGATTCCGATGCCGATATATTCCAACAGGCGTACAACATACATGATGGCTGCCTGCCTCCGGCGGTAGTGGACGAGTTGATAAAAGAGTACTCAGGGACGCACAGGTACCAACGCTACATACTGGGCAAATGGGCAGTGGCAGAAGGGCCTGTGTACGATATGTTTTCAGAGCAAAGGCACGTCTGTAAGGCAAAGACCAGCGGAGAGATAATTGTGAGCAGTGATTTTGGTATGCAGAACCCTACCGTCTTCTTGATCTGGCAGAAAAGAGTAGATACCGGCAACTGGCACTGCATAAAAGAGTACTACTATTCAGGCAGGGAGAACAACCGCATGAAGACAGTCAGTGCGCTAGTAAAAGGACTAGAGGACACGCTAAGCGGGCAGAAAGATGATTTAGTGATCGTTGACCCATCCGCCACCGCTCTCATCGTGGAGTTACGTAGCAAAGGGCATAAAGTCAAAAAAGCAGATAACACTGTTAACGATGGGATAGCAGACGTTGAGACGATGTTGACACAAGACAAATTATCGTTTGACCCGTCTTGCACACACACGATCGAGGAGTTTGGTATCTACGCATGGGACCCAGCGGCGGCCGACAAAGGCAGGGATGTAGTTATAAAACAGTCAGACCACGCAATGGACGCTATCAGGTATTTTGTAAAAACAAAAAAACTCGTCAAGCGCAGTCAATCAAGACAATACAAATCAATTCTAGGGTGATAACAATGTATCTATCATATCAAGATTTTGTTGCCGCAAAAGACAAAGGGCAATTTATAAATCAGTTTATAAAATTCCATGAGAGCACAGGGGCATATAAAGAGGCGTTAAAAGCGGACAAGTATGACGCACAGGAAAATGAGACTATTTTACAGTTCCAGCGCATCTATTACACTCTATTAGGTCAAAAAAAGATAGATAATTTTTCGTCTAACGCACAGATATGCTCTAATTTCTTTCACAAATTAAATACACAACGCTGTTCGTACAGCCTAGGAAACGGCGTCTTTTTTAACGATATGAGCATTAAAAAAGACAAGCTAGGCAAACAATTCGACAGACGGATTAAGGAGGCGGCTTACAACGCATTGATTCACGGTCAATCTTTCCTTTTTTGGAATGTGGACCACGTGCATGAATTTCCCCTCACACAGTTCGCCCCGATGTGGGATGAGGACACAGGGGCATTGATGGCAGGCATAAGATTCTGGCAACTGGACGAACAGAAGCCGTTTAAGGTTGTGCTATACGAAATAGATGGCTATACAACCTACAGCGCAGAAAGCAAATTTGGAGAATTAAAAGAGACCGCTCCCAAACGGGCGTATAGGCAGAGGATTGAGGTTGCGAACAATCTGGAGCCCGAAATTATCGGAGAAGAAAATTATAGTAGTCTCCCTATCGTGCCGATGTTTGGGAATAAACGACATATAAGCACTCTGAGAGGGATGCAGTCAAAGATTGATGCATATGACGCAGTACAAAGTGGTTTTGCCAATGATCTAGACGACTGTGCACAGATGTATTGGCTCATTTCTAACGCCGACGGCATGACGGATGACGAGCTGGCGGAATTTAGAGACCGGCTTAAATTTCAGCACATCGCAAAGGCTGAGGAAGGGCAGGTACAGGCATACACGCAAGAGCCACCATATACCGCCAGAAAAGAGTTTCTCACGCAGATGCGGTCAGAAATTTATGAGGACTTCGGGGCGTTGGATGTACACGCCATAGCCGCCGGAGCAACAAATGACCATATAGACGCGGCATACCAGCCGCTAGACGACAATGCAGATGATTTTGAGTACTTCGTAGGCGATGCGATCGAGAAGATTCTGGAGCTTGCAGGGATTGATGACGAACCACAATTTAAGCGAAACAGAATCAGCAACGAGAAGGAACGAACAGACATGATTCTTGAGGCGGCTAATTATCTGGACGAAGAAACCATCCTCAAAAAATTACCGTTTGTTGCACCGGAGGAAGTGCCGGACATTTTGGCAAAGCTGGACGAAGAATCGTATAACCGCTACACAGAGCCACCTGAACCAGATGCGCCGGAAGGGGATGAATAAACATGTATCCATCCGACAAGTGGACAGAACAGGAACTGCAAAAACTAGAAAAACGGTTAGCAGGTGTATATAAGCAGGCTGAAAAAGAGCTTGACGGCAAAGCGAGAAACTATTTTAAACAGTTTTCCAGGCGATACGCCAAAGAATATGCGGCATACCAGGCAGGGAAGTACACCAAAAAAGAATTTGAAGCATGGTTGATAAATCAATATGGCAGAGGGCAGAGGTGGGAGGCACTCCGCGAGGACATGGCTCGAAGGCTGACAGAGTCAAATGAGATTGCCGCGACATACATCAACGAGAAGACCCCACTTGTCATTGCCCTCAACCATAACTTTGAAGCATACATGATTAAATCTCTTATGCCTGACAACCAGATAAAAGAGATTGGAGATATTGCATTTAATTTGGTTGACGAGCACACAGTTAAACGGCTGACGGTCAAAAAGCAGAAGATTCTTCCACCGCGTAGGGTACTAAAAAGCAAGGATGTGCACTGGAACAAGAAGAAATTGCAAAATGCACTACTGCAAGGAATTTTACAGGGTGACAGCATAAAAAAGCTCGCAGGGCGATTCCAAGACGTTACAGGCATGAATCATACTGCCGCAATTAGAAACGCCCGCACAGCGTTTACAGGAGCGCAGAACGGGGGCAGGCAGGCAGCATACGAGGAGGCCTACCAGATGGGAATTGATGTAGTGAAACACTGGACAGCAACAAAGGACTTGAAGACACGAGACAGCCACAGAGCATTAGATGGTGAAGAAGTACCGTTTAACATGGCGTACTCAAACGGTCTTATGTATCCGGGAGACCCAAGTGGAATCCCGGCGGAAGTTTATAACTGTCGATGCACGCAACGAACTGCACTTCCTACCGAACTGGCACAACCGCGAATGATACGCGTCAGAAACCCAGAGACAGGCAGAAACGAGGTTATAGAAGATATGACCTACTACGAATGGTTAGCAACGCAAAGGGGGCGAATATGATGTCAGATATTGATGTTGTAAGCCATGTAGATGAGGTAATTTTAAAAACCACTATGGCACTTGCAAGGGCGTTAGAACAGGCAGGAGCCGCCGCAGAAGGGCACGCAAAAGACCTTTGCCCGGTCGATACAGGCACGTTGAGAAACAGCATTACACACCAGACCGACCTAGAGAATCTCACAGAGATAATAGGCAGTAACGAAGAATATGCCGCCTACGTAGAATTAGGAACTGGCATGTACTACAAGGGCGGGCGGAAGACTCCATGGACTTATCAGGATGATAAAGGACAATGGCATATCACAAACGGTCAGAGGGCACAACCGTATTTAAAACCGGCGGCGGTAAATTACGCAAAAGAATACACAGCAATCATTGCAGACGAATTAAAAGGAGCGATGGAATGATAGAAAGGGTGAGAAAATGGCACAGAAAAAAATTATTGACGTATCGGTATACAACGGCACAATCGACTGGAAGAAAGTAAAGAAATACGGTTGTGATGGTGCGATCATTAAGATTATCCGCAAGGATTTAGGCAAAGATAAGAAGTTTGAGGCAAACTACAAAAAGTGTGAGGAGTTAGGCATTCCATGGGGCGTGTATAACTACACATACGCAACTACAGTGGCGAAAGCTAAGTCAGACATGAAACTTGTATGCGACATCCTAGACAAAATTAGTAAGAAACATTTTAAATACGGCGTTTGGTTTGACATCGAAGACAAAGTACAAGCTAAGCTGACAAAGGGCATGATTGCATCAATCATCAACGCGGCACAGACTGTCGTTGAGTCAAGAGGCTATAAATTTGGCGTTTACACTGGGATGTCGTATTTTTCGGAGCACATTGATAAAAACAAAGTTAACTGTAAAAACTGGTGGATCGCACGTTATTACAAAGGCTATAACCGCATGGCATTTAAAGCGACACCGAACAAATCTTATAAGCCTGCAAACGTGCCTGACCTTATGGCGTGGCAGTATACCAGCTCTGGCGTATTTCCGACCAAGGTTTCAACCGGCAACGGCGGCAAGTTTGATTTAAATATTTTGTATCACGACTTCCCAGCGGTGGAGCAGAAGGAAGAAACAACGAAAGAGGTTAAATACACTGGGAAATTCCCTAAATTGCCGTCACGCGGCTACTATACGTTTTTAGACGGTATTACAGTATTAAAAGGCGCAAAAAGGGAAATTGAAAAATTGCAGAAGTTTTTAAACTGGGCTATCGGCTCGAAATTAGATACTGACGGCAAATACGGCGAAAAGACGGAAGACGCGGTTAGCATTTTTCAGTCGAAATGTAAATTAAAAATTGACGGCAAATTTGGGGCGAAATCCCTTAAAGCCGCAAAAACGTTTAGAAAGTAATCGCGAAGTACTGCGATTTACATATAAAGTCATTTAGGGAAAGAAATCCCTCAAAGAAAAGGAGTAATCAAATGGCACTAACAAGAGCTTTTTTAAAGAGCATGACACTTACAGATGAACAGGTTTCCGCGATTATCGAGGAGCACTCTGCAACCGTTACAGGTTTAAAAGGCGAGATCGCTAAATACAAAGAGGATGCAGAGAAAGTCCCAGACCTCCAGAAGAAATTGAAGGACTATGAAAAGGACGACTGGAAAGGCAAGTATGAGAAAGAACACGCAGGTTTTGAGAGTTACAAAGCCGAACAGGACAAGAAAGCGTCCTACAGCGCGAAAGAAGCCGCGTATAAGAAGATGCTTGAGGAGTCCGGCGTGTCCAGTAAAGTAATTAACCTTGCATTAAAAGCATCAAAAGAGACTATTGATAATTTAAAAATCGGAACTGACGGCAAATTTGAGAATGCAGCAGAAGTAGAAAAAGGCATCAAAGAAGCGTATGCCGATTATATTACAACTGAAAAAACTCAGGGCGCTAATGTATCAAATCCACCGGGAGGAGAACCGGGGAAAATGACCAAGAAAGAAATCATGGAAATTAAAGATGCAGGCGAACGTCAGAAAGCGATTGCGGAAAATCACGAACTTTTTGGATTTTGAAAGGAGTAAACAATGCCAGGAGTAACTACTAGCACTGTATTAAATACAGATAGCACCCTCAAAGCGAGAGAAATTGATTTTGTAACAAGATTTGAAAAAAACTGGGATGCATTAAGAACCATCTTGGGAATCGTTAGACCTATTAGAAAAGAGCCGGGCACTAGCTTAGTAACCTACGAAGCGCAGATGAAAGATGAAGCTTTACAGGGCGGCGCAAGTGTGGGCGAGGGAGAGGCAATCCCTTTTACGCAGTTTAAAGTTGTGGAAAGTAAGAGAGAAGATATTGTCGTAGAAAAATACGCTAAATCTTTAACTCTTGAGTCTGTGGCAAAATGGGGCGCAACCGTTGCGATTGAAAAAACAGATGATGCCTTTATGGTTGAGCTGCAGAACAAGGTTTTAAAGGATTTTTACACATTTTTAAAAACCGGAACATTAAAAGGAACACAGAAGAAATGGCAGAAAGCACTTGCAATCGCAAAAGGTGCTGTACTTAATAAATTCGCAGGAATGAACAGAAATGTAACCGAAGTCGTAGGATTTGCAAACGTAATGGATTTTTACGACTGGTTAGGTGATAAAGAGATTACTGTGCAGACAATGTTTGGTTTACAGTATATCAAAAATTTCTTCGGTTTCTCCACACTGTTCCTCCTTCCTGACGACTACATCCCGGCAAAAACTGTTATTGCAACACCTGTAGAAAATATCGACTTGTATTATATTGATCCCGGCGACAGTGATTTTAAAAAGCTTGGACTTGACTACACGACATCTGGCGAAACAAATCTGATTGGATTCCACGCAGGCGGCAACTATACAAACGCCACAGGCGAAACATACGCCATTATGGGGATGAAACTGTGGGCAGAATACCTTGATGGTATTTGCGTAGTTACCGTTGGAACCACAGAAACTATCCCAGAGGTATCAAGTTTAAGTGGAAAATAAAAGGGGCTGATTGAGTGCTTTATGAAATCATGAATCACATTCACAATTTCTTTCCAGTCAAGGGGGCGGCAATCACAGGCAAAATAACAATCGGGGAATGGCTTTTTGACACACGCATAGATGCAACGGCAAGCGCCGAAGACCTACGTTATTCCGGCACTGCGATTCGTCTCCCCTTACAGGATGGTCAATATTATTTAATTAGCGGCTCTGTCTTTAACGATGGGGTTTATCAGTATCACAAAGGCGATACTGCCCCGTTACAGGAGGAGACGTTTGACGGCGTGGTAGTTCCGCTGGCTATCCCTAAACCGTTTTTATCACTAGTGGACGAAATCAGCGAGTGGCAGGCGAAAAACGGCAATTTAGGGGCGTATCAGTCGGAGTCATTTGGCGGCTATTCGTACAGCAGGGCAACAAATAGCAAGGGCGAGACCTACACATGGCAAGACGCTTTTAGGGCACGCCTGAATCCATGGAGGAAAATGGCATGAGTTTAATCAATGAATTTTTACAGGATTGCATACTCATGGATAAAAAACGCACTTCTGACGGCGAGGGTGGATTTATCACCGAGTGGGTCGAGGGCGCTAAAATACAGGCGGCAATAGTCCGAGATACCTCTATGCCTGCCAGAGTGGCAGAAAAAGAGGGTGTAACAGCAACATATACAATCACTACAGCTAAAACAGTAAAGCTAGGCTATCATGATGTATTAAAAACAAAAGACGGAAAGATTTTTAGAGTTACATCAAATGCGGGAGAAAAAGAAACCCCTGCGTCGTCTAATTTAGACATAGCACAGGTCATGGCGGAGAAGTGGGAGTTAACGTCATGACCCCGACAGCGGCACTGTATCAATTTTGGTCATCCTTCGGCATAACTGCATATCCGTCTAACAGGGTGCCGGAAGATACCGCCTTCCCTTTTGTCACATATGAGCCGATTATAGCAAACTGGTGGACAGGCGCGGCCGCCGCTAGTACTGTAAACATTTGGTATCACACAGAATCTGAGGCAGTCCCAAACAAAAAAGCAAAAGAAATCAGTGACAGATTGCAAGGAGGCACTACGGTAAAATGCGATGATGGATTTATTTTCCTGTCGCAAGACCAGCCGTGGACTCCTTTGGTCGATGAGGCCGACTCGTCAATAGTACGCAGATACACAGTAATAACTATGCAATTTATAACTATTTAACGAGGTGAGCAAATGAAGTATACACAGGTACCTTCTGACCTTTTCAAAAAAATACAGATTAATGCCGGTATTATTGTATCAGCTTTTGAGCCAGAAACGGGCGCCATAACAGCAACTAACATCCTCATGGCAACCAGCGGTGGTTGTAGCTTTAGTGCAGAGCCATCCTTTACGGATTTCGGGGAAGATATTGACAACGTACCAAAAAACACGATGGAACTCAAGGAAATCGAATCTATTGAAGTAAAATTATCAGGTACAGCTGTTACTATGGATACCACACAGGCTAAAAGCTTTATGGCGGCGGCAGACGTAGCAGGAAACAAAGTAACACCAAGGGCAGATTTAAAGGCAGAAGATTTTAAGGATATTTGGTGGATCGGTGACTATTCGGACGAAAATTCCGGGGATTCCGCCGGATTTATCGCGATCAAAATTATGAATGCGCTCTCAACAGGCGGTTTTAAGATTAAATCAGATGATAAATCCAAAGGAAATTTTGATTTTGAATACACAGGGCACTACAGCATTAAGAATGCAGAGACAGTACCTTACGAGGTCTATATCAAAACAGGCGAAGCGGCGTAGGAGGTAAAGCATGAAATTATCAGAATTAACAGCAGAACAGGGTTTAGAAGCGATTGCGAATTCTCTTGAGCATATCGGAAACATTGCAGACGATGATGACGCGCTTAAGCTGTGTCAGGAACTTGTGCCGCGGGAAGGTGAGAAATACATCAAAGTCTTTGCCAGGGGCGCTAAAACAGCCCCTAGACTGTTAAAAACACACAAAGATGACGTAATCGGAATCTTAGCGGCGTTTGAATTACAGACAGTTGAGGAATACAAGAAAACGCACAAATTAATGGATGTTATCAAGGGTATGGTTAACCTCGTCAATGAGCCGGAGGTACGTCAGCTTTTTTTCTCAGCGCCAACAGGCGAAACCGGCGAACACTCTGGCGATGTGCAGGAGAATACAGAGGCAACAGCGTAAAAGGCTTCTTGTTGTATGTCAAGGCTAAGATTTTAGACGATACAGAGGAATTAATCTACAAACGATATATGGCTGACGGGCTGAAATATGTAACTGAAAGTATTTCGCAGGCGTTCGGCGGGAAATATCTCTATGCATCATTTGTTGATTTGATTGATAATAATAAAAAACAAACAGTAACAAAGACTGGCGAAGAAATAGCCGCAGACGTCATTAAAAAAGCCGGATTGGTGGTGATGAGTGATTGAATGTGATGGAATTGTTTGTCACTCTGGCAATCAAAGACACCGCATATAAGCAGGGGCTGAAAGACGCAGAAAGTAACGCCAGCTCGTCCACATCAAAAATCGGCGGGGCATTTAAAACAGTCGGGAAGGTGGCTAAAACAGCCATGGCGGCTGGTTCTGCCGCCGCCGTTGCATTTACAAAAACGTCAATAGATGCCGGGATGAATTTTGATACTGCGATGTCCCAGGTAGCAGCTACCATGGGAACAACCGTAGATAAGATAGGGAATGTTGAAGCCAAGGCTGAGGAAATGGGGCGCACTACAAAGTACACCGCGACGGAAGCAGCGGAAGGCATGAACATTCTTGCCCAAGCCGGTTTATCGGCGGATGAGCAGATTAGCGGCATCGGGACAGTGCTTAACCTCGCCTCTGCCGGTGCCATGAGTCTGGAAGAATCGGCATCGTATACCGCCGGAGCTGTAAAGGGCTTTGGCGATTCGATGGGCAACGCATCTTATTATGCTGATTTAATGGCAAAGGGTGCTACTCTTGCGAATACAAACGTAAGGGGACTTGGAGAAGCCTTTTCCGGTTCTGCCGCCACGGCAAAAAACTACGGTCAATCGGCGGACAGTGTCACACTTTCCCTACTCCGCCTAGCAGAGCAGAACGTGACAGGTTCCGAGGCATCTACAGCGTTAAATAGGGCAATGGCAGACTTATATACTCCGACTGATAATGCATCAAAAGCTTTAGACCAGTTAGGGTTATCTGCCTATAAATCAAACGGCGAAGCAAAAGATTTTAACGACCTCGTAGACGAGCTTAATGGCTCTTTACAGGGTATGACAGCGGAACAAAAAAACAATGCTCTTGCTACAATTTTTACAACACAAGGTTTACAGGCATTTAACAAAATGACCGCATCAAGTGATGCGACCGTGCAAAAATTTTGGAAAGGAATACAGGATTCTTCCGGCTCCGCGGCACAACAGGCGGCTACGCAGTTAGATAATTTAAAAGGCGACATAACCTTGCTATCTAGTGCTACAGAGGGCTTAGAACTGGGTTTTTACAATACTTTTTCGGGTACTATCCGTGGTGCCATCAAAGGTATAACAAGTGAGGTTAGTGGATTAGCTGAGGCGATGGAATCCGGCGGCATAAGTGGCGCTCTTTCCAAACTGGCGCAAGATGCGATTAATTTTAGTGGTCAGTTGCCGGGGCTGACAAAAATCGGCGGTGACCTCATAAACGGCTTAATTTCGAGCGTTACTCAAAATTCTGGCAGTATTACAACTGCTGTCAGCCAACTTTTAAATAATCTTGCCTCTACGATTTCCACAGGGTTAAATGTATTTACATCGGTCGGAGTTAATTTGCTAACGACTATCGCTAGCGGTATGACTCAGGGCATCCCAACCTTTTTGGGGCAGGCATTGCCAATGCTAGCACAATTCACGGAGTCTTTGAGGGGCAACGCAGGAAAGTTGATAAATGCAGGCCTGACACTTATCCAGAATATCGCGCAAGGGCTGATTAACTCTATTCCTGTACTGATTGCATATGTACCTACAATCATAACAAATTTAGCTGGTATTATTAACGACAATGCACCGAAAATCCTCGCAACGGGAATAACAATCATAACAAATTTAGCAATGGGATTAGTTCGTGCGATTCCGTTGTTAATTGCTAATTTACCGAAGATTATCACAGCAATCGTAAGTGTGTTTACAGCGTTTAACTGGTTTTCACTTGGTAAAAACATTGTTACCGGCATAATAAAAGGGGTCAAAAATCTCCCATCACTCTTAAAAACTGCCGCCAAAAATGCTGTAAACGGATTTAAAGGGGCGTTTAGGGGCAATGGTATTTTATCCGCTGTTAAAGGAGCGTTTACCAAGATACCATCAGCTGTTAAGAGCATCTTTACTAAGGCGGTATCCCTTGTAAAAAGCTTTCCTGGACGGTTTAAGAGTGCCTTAAAATTTAGCTGGTCTCTGCCACACCTGAACTTGCCACATTTAAGTGTTTCCGGTGGAAAGGCTCCGTTTGGAATCGGCGGAAAGGGATCTCTGCCATCATTCCACATTAGCTGGTATAAAAAAGCTATGGAAAGCCCATATGTATTTTCTGATGCCACCTTGTTTGGAGCAGGAGAAGCAGGAGACGAAATGCTATACGGTCGTAGCAGGCTGATGAGTGATATCAAAGAGGCAACACAGGGAACGAAAAACGACATAACTATTAACGTAACTGTAAACGGTGCAGATAATCCGGAAGAATGGGGAAGAAGAATGGCAAGTGAGCTTAGAAGGCAGGTGAAAATGGCATAATGGCAAAGAAAAATAAAAAATCTGCTGCTCCCAGCGGTTTGTCTATATCGAGAGACAATTTGAAATTTACAATATCTTGGAAAATACCGGCGAAAAAATATGAGGATGGGCAGTGGCTGTGGTACCGCCTACATACAAAAAATGCCGGTGCTTCCAAGTGGGATTGGACAAAATGGAAAGAAATAGAGGTAGGAAAATCAGCAACCAAAAAAACGGTAGCACTTGATACAAAAAATTATTATCCTATCTCATCAAAATTATTAAATGCGATAGAGTTTAAGGTAAAGGGCAAAACAAAAAGTGATAAAAAGCATACCTATACAGCCGCACATTCCACAAAGACATTTACCATTTATGCACCAAATGCCCCTTCCGTTTCTTATTCTCTTGATGATACTGGCGCAAATAAAGGTACATTTACTTGGAATACCTCATACGAGGCAAATGATGCAAGGCATTTTGCAAAAACGCAGGTGCAGACCGCATTAATGACAAACTATAGGGGTGCCATTGCAAACGCTCGTTTTGCCAATTCGCCCTATACAGGGGCTTCTGGCACGTGGGAAATAACAGAGGATGGTTCCCCAACGCAGAGTATGACATTTTGCCGTATTGTAAGGGTAAAATCAAGGGGATGCGCTGGAGATTCTGGCTGGGGCTATGCGTACCATTATTACAGCATCCCGGAACGTCCAAACATACAGAGCACAGGGAGCAAAGAGATAGGCTCCTCTAGCCGCTATGTATGGGCAAACTGGGTGCAGGCATCACCACAAGACCGCCCCGTGGATTCCATGGAACTGCAATACGCCATAGACACGCCAGAAAGCGGAGAAAGGTATACTGGCACATCGTGGAGTACCGGAGTAACCGTTGCGTATCATGATTATACGGTGTCAGCAGATTTTAACACGGACGATGGCATAGCGGAAGACCAGATCATGTGGACAAGGGTGCAGAGTACGCACGATAAAAAATATGCATACTCTGAGCCGCGAGTAGCGGCGCGAGGGGCTTTGAAATCCCCGTCATTTGATACAGTATCGGCAACAGGAACAACACTTACCATCAATGGCATTGAGCGAAAAACAGAAGTTCCCGATGCTAAGACAGCCATCTGGATGAAAATAGACAACGAAGAAAAGGGCATTATTGCAATTACAGACAAAGAAGGAACGATCACAGTTACGTGTCCGGACGTTTCCGGCGGCACTGAATACCAGATTGCCCTCAAGAATTTTACCGGAACTTCTACGCCTCAAAACGGAGCTTCTGGCACTACCTACAAACTTAGCCCTCTCATGCAGTCCGGGTGGGTTTACTCAGAAACAAGAAAGATTGCAGTCCCACCGAAAAATATAACTGCAATGGCGGTAGCATCTGATACCGTAGAATTAACATGGGACTGGTCGTGGAAAAATGCGGATGCGGCTACCATATCATGGGCAGACCATGAGGACGCATGGATTAGTACGGACGCCCCAACTACTTATGACGTGGAGGACAGGGAGACCACATGGCATATCGGGTCCCTGGAATCGGCAAAAACATATTATTTCCGCGTAAGATTGCGGGATACGTCTGGGGACGAGGAAGTACTGTCTCCTTGGTCCGATACGGTTTCCGTATCGCTGAGCGAGACACCAACGACTCCTACACTTGCAACGACAGAAAATTATCTTGCTATGGACGATACAGTTATTTGCAGTGTCGGCTACACCGGAAACAGCAAAGCGAGCATAAAAATAGCGGAAGCAGTTAACGATGAGCCGATTAAAGGCAAAGATGGAAACGTTGTTGTTTTAATGATGTCTTCCGGCATGGAGACATTATCAGAAACGATTGAAAATATTAATAAAATCTATACTGCAAACGGCCTCTTGAGTAATCTGTGGAATGTAGGAGAAATCCATTATCTAAAAGCAATGGTTACGGCACAAGGAGGCAAGGAAGGAGCTTGGTCAGATTCTGTGGCTGTTGAAATTGTTGCAAAACCTGCGATAGACAGTGTGACAACAAATCTTGTTTCAGAATCAACTGCATATAATTCTAGCGATGTTACCACGGAAACAAGCGACCAGACAGTACCAGAATCATCGGAAGGCACAACAAATTATTTAGAGCAGCTGCCATTAACGATAGCCCCATCCTTCGGGGATTCTGCCGGCACAGCAAAAGTAATGATTGTCAGGGACGAGAATTATTATATTCTGCGCCCGGACGGATTAAAGGAACAGCATTTTGCCGGCGAAATTATTGCCAGTTTTACCGGTAGCGAGACAGACAACTACAGTATTGGCCTAAGTGACCTGATCGGGCAGATGGATGACGGCGCAAAATATAGTATACAGATTGCGTTTACGGATATTTATGACCATGTGGTAGAAAAAAAGATACCGTTTGTTGTACGGTGGAAACATCAACCGGAAGTACCAACGGCCACCGTAAGCACAAGCGAAGACAACAAAACAGCGAGTGTTGTTGTTACCAAGCCAACCACATATGCTGACGGGGATACGTTTGATTTGTACCGGATGAGCGTAGACAGAGCAGAATTGATTCTGGAAAATGGGGTTTATGGCCAGAAGTACATTGACCCATACCCTGCGCTAAATGAGTACGGCGGCATACTGGTTGTAAATAAAACCGCCAACGGTGACTATATAACGTCAGATAGTTCGTTTGCGTGGTTATATAGCGATTTTTCGATAGCTTACGGAAAAGCAATCATTGATTTTGACGGAGAATCTATTGAAATCCAGTACAATATTGACTGTGATAACTCATGGGATAAAGATTTTGAGAGAACAGTATACCTTGGGGGCTCTGTACAAGGCGATTGGAACCCTTCGGTTACTCGCGATTTAAAACTTGATGCAGTAAGCATTTCACTAACGGAACCAACAATGATTGAGCAAATGAGGCGGCTCGCGACATATCCCGGAATATGTCACGTTAGGACACCGGACGGCTCGTCATTTTCCTGCGATATACAGGTGTCGGAGAAAAAAGACCACGATAACAAAATGCGGACAGATTTTTCACTAACGATTAAAAAAGTGGATTCGGAAGAACTGGATGCTGTGACGGAAGAACAGTGGAGCGCAGAGCATCCTAATGAGGTGGCGTGATGGATTGGAGCAAAGGATTTTCAGCAAGATATATTTTAACAACAGTTGACCCCAAGACGTGGACAGACCAGAAAGAATTTGAATTTACTGAGGGTAGTATTGACCGGGACAGTACGTCAGATTTAAGGGAATCTGCTTCCGTCACAATGACGGAAAAGATAACAGACAATGAGTGTTGGGTCCGCATTTACCTGCAAGCCAGACAGGGAGGGTCAGGAGCAAAAGTAGCACTGTTTACTGGCCTGACTGCCTTTCCGGAAAGAAAACTTGATGGTGTGAGAGAGACTTACAATATTGACTGCTGTTCCGTTCTCAAGCCGGCAGATGATGTGATCTTGCCGCGTGGCTATTATGCACCAGCCGGTAGCGGAGCAAAACAGATTAAAAATCTGCTCAATGATTGCATCCCTGCCCCCGTGTATGTCGAGGGAACATCCCCTATTACCACAGATAATATTGTTGCTGAGGACGGGGAAACAAGGCTCACAATGGCACTGCATATTTTAGACGCTATTGGCTGGCGGATGCGAATACTTGGCGATGGAAGTATTGTTATCTGTGCAAATGATAATAATAGTAGTCTTACAGTAGGGATTAACGCAAACGACATAATAGAGTGTGATGTAACGGACACATTTAACTGGTATGACACACCTAACTGTTTTATGGCAATACATGACGATTACGGCGCAGCCATCGCAAGGGACGACAGTCCGGATAGTTATTTATCGACCGTCAGCCGCGGAAGAGAGGTGTGGAAATCGGAAACAGGCGTTGAATTATCCTCTGGGGAAAACATAGCAGCATACGCTGTTAGAAAGCTAAAGGAATTGCAGAATCCTGCCAGAACGATACAGTATAGCCGGCGATTTTTTGAGGACGTTTTTTTGGGTGATGTGGTCTTCCTAAATTATCCGCGGCATAACCTTACCGGGAAATTTAGAATAACATCACAATCGTTGTCCCTGGAACATGGTTGCCACACGAAGGAAGAGGTGGAAAGCGTTGAATGAATTTGTAAAAGAAATTGCCTCGACAATGAAGCAAAGCAAAACAAAGGCATATGATACAGTTGCAAAAGTCCTTCGGGTTGACGAAAAAACGGCATATGTCCACATTGACGGCGGAGCAGACGAAACCCCCGCACAGATGGCTATTAACTGTAAAGCAGGGGATAGCGTAAAAATACGTGTTTCCGGCGGAAGAGCATGGCTCACTGGAAATCTCACATCTCCACCAACGGATGATACAGTCGCAAATAAAGCGAATAAGACAGTTACTAAGGTAAAAAAATCCTATGAGAACTTTAAATATGCTACTGAGGAGAATTTTAATAGTCAGGAAGACAAGATATCAGAGGCTGCTAAAGTTGCAACTAACTTCATGAAATATATAAATGGATTGGGGTTAATAGTTGGTGATATGCGAGGAGATACCCTCGGCCAAAATACATTATTAGACAGCAACGGGATGGCGGTACGAAACGGTAGAAATGAAATTGTACGGTTTGGTACAGCGCCTATCGTGATTACCAACACGGACGGCGATAAAACTTATGAGGGCTCCGGCTCCGTGATGCAATCCGACCGCAACATCGTTGTTTCTACGCAACAAACAAATGACCCGGACGACATCCACAGTGGTGGTAAGGCGGCCTTGGAATTGTATTATGATAAAATCAAAGATATCACAGGAATTTCCTTGACCGTCAAAGGAGGCTCGACATATGGCGACCTATACGAATCCATGGGAACCGGGATGTATGTCGATAACAACCACATACAAGTCGTATCTGATGATGTAGAGTGCATCTTGGGTAAAAATAACATCTTGTGGGATGCTAACAGCGTAGGATACTGGATGATTGCGGAGCATAAATTTACACTAAATGAGCCAATATTAATGCAACCGACCGGTGCAGTATTTGTTTGGAGTCACTATAGTAATGGTGCTGTTGATAATTGGTGGTGGACAACGTTTTTTGTACCTAAACAGCATGTTGCTTGGAGACCGGGCGATGGCATGTTGATGAGCAATCCGTATTACGGATTAAACAAATACATATATATAGGCGATACATTTATACAGGGCGCTAACGTGAATCAATCTAACGCTGCACAAAACGGAATACCCGTTAACAATCAAGGCTTTGTACTAAGATATGTGTTAGGAGTGTAATTATGGAAGGATATTATATTGGATACGTATTTGATGGTTTATATCCACCAAAAGCCGCACAATGGTGCAACAAAAATGGTACGTGTCACATTGAAAAAAATAAGGACGGAAAGTATGAAATCGTTGAGAATGTTGACCGAGAAGAACCGGAACACTTATTTAACGATAACACACCATCCATATCGGAACTGAATAAAAAAATAGAAGAACTCACAAAACAAAATGAAATGCTCACAAATTACTTGCTAGAGCTGTCTGATAGATTTATGCATAAGGAGGTGGAAGTATGATAGCTAGCGGAACAATAATTATTGACGGGCAGACATACCGCAAAGGAGATGTTATACACGATTTAGGCGGCTGGGATTGCATAGATACGGACGGAAGCAAGCGATATTACTGGGGAAAGTCTTCTGAAGTAGACAAATTACCTCATTATGTTGCAAGCGGTTCGACAGCGCTATGTGTAGACACAGGGGAATTATATGGCTTTTATGCGCCTGATAGCAAGTGGTTTTTACTTTAGGGAGGTGTAGAGCATGAGAAAAAGCGGCTTAACAGGAGATGAGGCGTATATACTCTCAAAGCATGGGAAAACAACAGAAGACCTTGGCCCACTAAAAAAAGAAATTAGTTTGATAAAGGAAGATTTAGGTAACATAGGAAAAGTTATTGAAGTTGGTGGAGAGAAAACTATTACAACACCACAGTTAGCAGATATTAGCACAATTAAGGTAGGCAGACCAACATTTAAGTATCATCAAACAAAATATAATGATGAATTGTCAAGCGAAGAATATTATAGGACATTGGATGCAATAGAATTTACTGATGAAAGTATAAAAACCTTACGATTAAATTTCAAACCTGCGTCTATTATATGCTTCCGTGCACAAGACGGAATGGCAGAAGGTGCTGTTCCGATTTCCAATGTTACCGATAACGGTGACAATTCTTTTTCGTTTGCAACTACAACCGCGAATAAAGCAAAGTGGATTAGAATATCGTGGTCAAATACACGATACCCAAATCTTGTTCCACTTGTAACGAACGAAGATGAATGGGATGCTAACGCTGATAAAACATTTATCGGCTCAAAAATTATAAAACTCCCTACATCACTTAAAGATAAAGTTGTAAATATTTCTAATTTAGGCGATGATGTTATTAAATTATTCAATCCCGAAATAATAAATCCTTGCGATTATAAAGGAGACGAAATTTGTATATTCGGAAAAGGGTTGTGTATAGGTGACAGTTTAACTTATGGTCAAAGCGACAGAAATGATACCGGCTCTCTTGGTGGATTTAAGCATGTCGGAATGAATTACCCTGATAATCTTATGAGATTAACAGGAATTGATTTGACAAATGCGGGAACTGCCGGAAAAACATTCCAGACATGGTGGGAATTGCACAAAAATGATGATTTTAGTGGACATGACTTCTGTATTATTGCACTTGGCGTAAATGATGCCTATTTTAACAAAATGTGGACAGACGATTCCTTGACATATCTCACAAATATAGTAAATGCGGTAAGAACAGCGAATAACCATATTCCTATTTTCATCACCACACCCCCTATGTATTTTTTAGGATACACTGGTGCTGATTTTGAATCTGTAGCAGAAGGAATTAGAAATGCAGCCACTTCGCTGAATTTATATCTGGTCGATTTCAGAAAGTATTTAACAGAATTTTCAAGAGTGAATGCAGAAAAAGTTTCAGTGATGGCTTATGGTCATTTTAATGCATACGGATATTATAAAATAGCGGTGGCATATAAATCTTATATTAGTTATATCATTTCGCAGAATATGGATGATTTCAGAAATGTCCAATTCGTAGGTACTAATTACAGCTATTCATCTAATTAACTAAAGAGGGCATTAATTAATTTATAAAAACAAAAGAAAAATAATTTTTTAAGGAGGAATGGAGATGGTAGATATTATGTTACCCTTATTAACTTGTTTATTTATTGTGTTTGATTCGATCAGTGGAAATATTTCTGCTTGCGCTAATCATATCTGGAAATCGTCAGAGATGCGTAGAGGATTGTATCACAAACTTGGCTCCATTATGCTTGTAGTGCTTGCGTATCTTATCGACTACGCGCAGAGATATGTGGACTTAGGCTTTCAGGTGCCTATTGCCGCAGGCGTGTGCGTATACATCATTTTAATGGAGCTTGGCTCTATTGTGGAGAACATCGGTAAAATTAACCCGGATTTATTGCCAGACAAAGTTAGAGCGATTTTAGGACTGGACAAAACGAAATAAATTTACGTAATTTTTGCGTGTTTGAGGTGATGCAGTGAACAGAAGTTTGATAAAAAAACTCTGGAGATTAGGCGATAAACAATTTATTGATTACGCCTTGTCATGCGCCCGTTTAACCTTGCGGGAGCGCGAAACTGTACAGTACTTGCTTTTTGATGGATTAACACAGGAGCAAGCCGCCGAGAAAATGGATATAAGCACGAGAGGATTACAGGGGCTGTGGAGTTGCGCCGTGGAAAAGATTTTGTTAGTTCCCGGCGCGATCCCGTACATAAACAGTCTTTAAAAAACTAAAGATGATTTAAAAATTGCGCAGAAATAAGCACACTGTCTTCGTGGCGGTGTGCTTATTTTTTTGCGATAATAAAACTATAAGGAGGGCAGAGAGATGTATCAATATTGGAATCCTAACCCAGCGGCGGCAAAAGTGGGAGATTGCACCGTGCGCGCTATCTCAAAGGCTATGGGGCAGACGTGGGAAGAAACATACATACAGCTTGCCCTGTACGGCTTGATGCTATCGGATATGCCCTCGGCTAACGCAGTGTGGGGCGCATACCTCAAAGACAATGGATTTAGCCGTTATATAATTCCGGACGAATACATGACCTGTACCGTCTCAGAATTTGCAAACAACCACCCGGAAGGGGCTTATATTTTAGCACTGTCGGGGCACGTTATAGCAGTGATCGATGGCGATTACTACGACACGTGGGACAGTGGAGCAATGACACCAATATATTACTGGAGAGAAGGAGGGAAATAAATGTTCGGTTATCCACAATATCCACAACAGTATCCACAGTACGCACAATATCCACAACCGGATTATCTTGACCAGCTCAACCGACTAAAACAACAGCAGGCACCACCCCAACAAATGCAACAGCAGACCAACCCCGATGAACGGATTTGGGTACAAGGGCAGGGCGCGGCGGAGGCATATTTAGTGGCACCAAATTCTTTTGTTCGCCTGTGGGACAGTCAGGCACCAATTTTTTATGAAAAAAGAGCAGACCAGACGGGCAGACCGTTTTTAGAAGTGTTTGAATACAAGCGCAAAGGCACAGATTCGCCCACAGCGGAGCTTTCGCAATCTAGTCAACCAATCAACTACGAAGAACGATTAAACGCCTTAGAAAGGCAAATGGAGACGTTAAGAAGGAGGGTATTGAATGAACAATCCAATGCAGATGATACAGCAGTTTCAGCAGTTCAGACAGCAGTTTCAAGGGGACCCGAAGCAGGAAGTACAGAATCTGCTAAATAGCGGGCAGATGAGCCAGCAACAGTATAACCAGTTGCAGGGTATGGCAACACAGTTTCAAAACCTCTTAAAAGGTTTTAAATAAATAAAAAGGAGTGATTTCATGGGATTAACAACAGATGGAATGAGCCCGGCTGATTTAGCAGCAGTCACAGGCAACAACAACAACGGAGCATTTGGGGACGGCAACGGCGCCTGGTGGATTATTATTCTGTTTCTCTTTATCTTTTGTGGATGGGGAAACGGAAATGGATGGAATAATGGCGGCGGAGGCGCGGTAGATAACTATGTATTAGCCTCTGATTTCGCAACCTTACAGCGCCAGATTGATAGCGGCATTTCCTCCCTTGAGCGCAAGGGTGATGCCATCAACAGCGGTATTTGTGATGGATTTTATGCGATGAACACCTCTCTGCTCAACGGATTTGCAGGAACAAATAGCACAATCCAGCAGAACGGGTATGATACACGAAATGCAATCCAGCAGGGACAGATTGCAGATATGCAGAGTTTTAACGCTTTGCAGGCACAGTTAGCACAGTGCTGTTGTGATAATAAACAGGCTATTGCGGGCGTCAATTACAACATGGCAATGAATTCTAACGCAATCCAGCAGGAAGTTACAAACGGCTTCTGCCAGACAAACTTTAACAACGCAAACAACACAAGGGATATTATCGATAACCAGAACAACAACGCCAGAGCCATCCTTGATGCCCTCACAGCGCAGAGAATTGAAGCTAAGGACGCTAAGATTGCCGAGCAGAATCAGCAGTTGTTTGCGGCACAGTTAGCAGCTTCTCAGGCGTCACAGAATGAAACATTGAAGACATATATGCAGGGTCAGTTTACTTATTACAACCCTAGACCGGTGCCGGCTTTTCCGGTTTCCGCACCATATCAGTACGGTAACTGTGGATGTAATACCGGTTGCGGATGCTAAAATTTTATAATTAGCAGCTTCCTGCGTTGACGGGATTGTTCGGCTTGTGCCGATGATGCTTATAGCGGCGGGGCGATCGTTCCGCCGTTTATTATTAAAAAAGGAGTGATAACGTGGCAGAATTTACTAATAGCAATATTGTAACCGTGGCAGCGGGGCAGAATTTACCGCTCACAGAGACAGCCGTAAAGTGCGGTAGCTGTATTACACACCGGGAGGGGGCAGGAATTGTGACCCTTAGAGGCCTTACAAACCAGTGCAGGGCACGTTATAAAGTCAGCTTCGGCGCTAATATCGCCATACCTGCCGGTGGAACTGTGGCACCTATTTCTATTGCCCTGGCAATCGCCGGAGAGCCATTAAATAGTGCGACAGCAATCGTAACACCTGCGGCCGTAGGCGAATATTTTAATGTATTTACAGCGGCATTTATTGACGTTCCGCGCGGGTGCTGCATAACGATCGCAGTCGAAAATACATCTACGCAGGCAATTAATATAGCCAATAGCAATTTAATCGTCGAGAGAGTAGCGTAAAGGAGGGCAAAGAATGGAATCATTACACAAATTAAAAAAAATGATGTGCAGAGAGCTGGACGAGATTTCCAACAAAGGCGATATGAGCGCCGGGGATTTGGAGGCAGTCCACAAACTGACAGACACAATTAAAAATATCGACAAGATTATGTATCTGGAAGGTGGTAGCGAATACAGCCGTGGCGGTGACTGGGACACGTCAGGAAGATACAGCCGCGGGCGTTATCCTGACATGGATTACGGTGATTATAGCAATGCCCGTAGAGGTCAGCACTATGTGAGAGGTTATTACTCTTACAACGATGCAAAAATGCAGGTAAAAGAGACCATTAAAGACATGATGCATGACAGTAATCTGTCTAGCACAGATCAGGCGGCTCTAGGCAGGGCGTTAGCAGAATTAGACCGATAAAAGGAAGGGGTGCCGCAATGATTAATATGAGCGAAATTAATGCCGAAATTGCGGCATTAGAGGCAGGAAAAACAACCTACGCCACTTGCGAACGGCTTTCGATTTTATACAATGTACGCAATAATTTGGAGCCAGATAAAGCACCAAACCAATCAACACCAAAAACAGCATATTATTCTTACGCATCCGAGCCGGAATCTGAATTTAAGGAGGTAGCCCGGAAAGCAGACTTTGAGCATTTGCTGTATGTACTTGACGAACACATGAAAGCCATAGAAGCAATGTATCCGCGAGAATATCGTTCGGTTTTGCGAAAAATAAAAGAGGGCGCTTGAAACGTCCTCTTTCTTTCTGTATAATGTAACTGTATCTCCTTTATTTTTAATATTTTGTTATGCAGTAACTGGTTTTAACCCGGTGGTTACGGCTAGTTACTGCATAACAAAAACTAAAAAAATATAATATCCTCCA